AGATATGGTTGGCAGATGGCCGGCGGACCTACATCATCTATATGGTGGAGAAATACTTGGAGTGGTTTTAGTGGTTGGAGAAGATTTATCGATAGTGGTAACATTGGTTCTCAATCAGTAAACTACGCAACTACATCTGGAAGTACTAACTCATTACAAGGTTATACCGCAGCTCAATTAGTTCCAAATGGTTCAAATGTTAGATATACATTTGGGTTATTCAGACCTTATGGTGTTGGTGGTAACTCTGGACATAGTACCCAACCATATGATATCTACCAAGAAGGTGGTGGATGGTCAAACCCTTATCCTGATATGAGAATTGCATTCCACACTGGATTGAAGTTTGGAGCAAATTCATCGTATGAAGGTATGAGGTTCTACAATGATTACACAATGGCAACTCTTAGGTGGCAGTTCAATGGTGGTAGTGGATATTCTTATCAATATACTTGGAACAACTTAACTGGATATCATGGTATTTACTCTGGATTAAATGGATTCCACTTCTTCCCAAATAATGGTTCATCATATGGTTCTGCTGAATTAAGAGGTGCACGTAGTGGTTGGTATGGATTATTTATACGGACAGGACGTAGACCTCACTTAATGTTTGATGGTAGTGGTAATGGTGGTATGTACCTACAAGATGATGGTAGATGGATAATGTATCATAATCGTGGTAATAACTGTACTGGATTCAATACATCTTCAACATCATCTGCTTATGGTATGTATGTATCTAAGGGTATCTACTCTACTGGTGATATTGTTGCATATTCTGATAGAAGAAAGAAAGATGATATTGTAACTATTGATAATGCATTAGATGTTGTAACTAATCTTAGAGGTGTTTACTATACTAGAATTGATGATGAAACCAAAAAACGTAATGTTGGTTTTATTGCACAAGAAGTAGAGGAAATACTTCCAGAAGTTGTTACTTATGCAGAAGATGTTGATGAATATGGTGTATCATACGGAAACATTACTGGTGTATTAGTAGAAGCTGTGAAAGAACAACAAAAAATGATTGAATCTCAACAATCTGAGATAAATGAGTTAAAAGAAATGGTTAAAAAATTACTTAATAAGTAAAACCTATATATTTATATATAAACACAAAAAAATATGGCACTAATTAGAGATTATGAATTAAGTGGTACTGGGATTGTTATTGAAAATGCATACCATATTATAACTAAGATAAATGTTGAAAAGCGTTTACAAGATGTACCTGGTCCGGTTGATACTTCTAGACCAGATGGAATGACAGCTGGTTCACAAGAAGTTGGTAAGGAGATATATTGGAAAGCTGGTTACTTAGGTACTATTGCAGTAGATGTATATAAAGATGCTGAATCAAGAGAAGCCGGATTACAACCAATTGGATTTATTGGTGTAAATCCATCTGATAATGCAAATGGTGTGAATGTTGGTACCGCTGGTATGGACCACATATGTAAATTTTTCATAGATACCGAAACAACCGCATCTCAAATGGAGCAAGCATATAATCATTTAATGACAACCGAATATTATAGTGGTTCAGCTGCTAGTGGTTAATCTATTTAAATAATGGGTTGGTGATAAATAAACCCATATAAAATTAAATTTATCTTTTGAAGTTTTTTGTTATATTTATATGTGTATTTTAAATACAAAAACCGTAATAACATATTTGGAGAAATAAAAACATGGCAGAAAGAATTGTATCACCTGGCGTATTTACAAGAGAAAACGATTTATCGTTCTTAGCGCAGGGAATAGGAGAAATTGGAGCAGCATTTGTGGGACCTTTCAAACAAGGACCAGCATTTGTACCAACAATAGTAAGAACTCAATCGGAATTCGAAGAAATTTTTGGAACACCTGATGGAACATACTATACTGATTATGCAGTACAAAATTATTTAAGAGAAGCAGGAACTGCAACTATCGTTAGAGTAATGGATACCGCTGGGTATTCACAAATTACCCCAATTGGGATAGCTCTTTCTGGTTCATTAGTAGCAACACTTCATTCAACTAATGCTGGTGATGAAGAAACTGGATTTGGTTCATTTACTGTAACTGATGGTGACCTTACTGGTTCATTTGTAGTTAGTGGTAGTGGCATTGGTGAAGTATCTTCATCAGTTGACCCTTCGGATGGATTTGATATAAGTGATGTATTTGGTGAATCACCATTTGGTTCAAAAGATGGATATGTGTATTCATTCTTTGAGAATGTATCATCTGATTTAATTACTAATCACGATGATAGTGTATCTGGTAGATTAGATGTATCAGCAGTTGCATTAGCAACTCAAACATTTAGTGGTAACTCATTAAGTGATACGGTATCTGCAACTGGAGCATCTCCAGCAAACACTCCTTATGTAAAATCTCAACTTATTTCTGGTGAAAGATTTGACTTATTCAGATTCCATACTTTAGGATATGGTAACAACGAAAACACTAGATTTAAAATTTCAATCTCCAATGTAAAAGCAGCTGGTGAAGATGGTGGTACTGATTACTCCACTTTCTCTGTAACTGTTAGAGCATTCTCTGATACCGATAAAAGAAAATCAGTATTAGAAACATTTAGTAATGTAAACTTAGACCCTGCATCTCCTAACTTTATCGCAAGAAGAATTGGTGATAGATTTATGACAATTGATGCTAATGGTAAAATTACTGAATATGGTGATTGGGGTAATAACTCAAAATATATTAGAGTAGAAGTTAAAGAGCAAGGTACATACCCTGTATCAGCTGCACCTTTTGGACATGGAGCTTATACTAACCCAATTTTTGTTGGTGGTGATGAGACCATAGTACCTGCAGCAGCTTACCAAACAGGTTCAGTTATTAATACTGCTGGTTCTCCACTTTACTATGCTGGTTTTGATTTCGAAGGAACTGGTGTAAAGGGTGATAACTTAAACTATTTGGCACCTCTACCTGATTCAGCAACTGTTGGGGCAAACGTAGATTTTGGATTTGATTCTCAACTATCTTATGTAATGAGTGGTTCTGATTCAACTGATATGGTGAAGAGACAGTTTACTTTAGGATTCCAAGGTGGATTTAACGGACAATCTCCTGCAACTCCAATTAACTTAGGAAGTTCAATAGTTGGTTCAAACACACAAGGATTTGATTGTTCATCAGCAACTGCTGGAGGAACGGTAGCATATGTGAAAGGATTGAACGCAATTTCTAACCCTGATGAGTGGGATATCAATATGTTGATAACTCCAGGTATTATTAGAAGTTTACACCCAACTGTAACTACTAAAGCAATTGATGTTGTAGAAGCTAGACAAGATGCATTTTACATCGCTGATTTCAACGCAGCCTCCGATACAATCGCACAAGCTACTGCACAGGCAACATCAGTAGATTCAAATTACGCAGCAACTTACTACCCTTGGGTTAAGACTGTTGATACAACTACTAACAAACTAATCTCAGTTCCACCATCAGTATTATTACCTGCTGTGTTCGCATCAAATGACGCTATTGCAGCTGAATGGTTCGCACCTGCTGGTTTGAATAGAGGTGGTATCGTAGGAGCTGTATCAGTTCTTAATAGATTAACACACTCTGAAAGAGATACTTTATACGAAAACAAAGTGAATCCAATCGCTTCTTTCCCTGGACAAGGTATTGTGGCATTCGGACAGAAAACTCTGCAAGATAAAGCATCAGCATTAGATAGAATCAACGTAAGAAGATTATTGATTACTGTGAAGAAATTCATCGCATCTACTTCTAGATTCTTAGTGTTCGAACAAAATACCGCTACAACTAGAGGTAGATTTATAAACACTGTACAGCCTTACTTAGAGGGTATCCAACAAAGACAGGGATTGTACGCATTCAAAGTAGTAATGGATGAATCTAACAACACACCTGATGTAGTTGATAGAAACATTTTAGCTGGACAGATTTTCTTACAACCAACTAAGACCGCTGAATATATCGTAATTGATTTCAACATCTTACCAACTGGAGCAAGTTTTACAGCATAATTTAAAAATAATAATAACTAATATTTATTAGTATAAAGGAGACAATAAAAAATGGCAGAAGTATTAGAATTTAACGATATGTTCTTTACGAACTTCGAACCGAAGATGAAGAACCGCTTTATTATGGAGATTGATGGAATTCAATCTTACCTAATAAAAACAGCGGCGAGACCATCTATCAATTTCGAAACTGTAAAGTTAGACCACATCAACACTTATAGAAAACTACAAGGTAAAGGTGAATGGCAAGATATAACAATCACATTGTATGACCCAATTGTACCATCAGGTGCACAACAGGTTATGGAATGGGTACGTTTAGGATATGAATCATTAACTGGTAGAAAAGGTTACGCCGATTTCTACAAAAAAGATATTGATTTTTATATGTTAGGACCGGTTGGTGATAAGATTGAACAATGGAAACTAAAAGGTGCATTTATTCAATCAGCAAATTTCAACGATTTAGACTTCTCCTCTAATGATGTTGCTGATATTGAATTAGTACTTTCTTATGACTACGCAATTTTAGAGTTCTAATACAACTTACTAATTATATTTAACGAAAAGAGTTCTCTTAGTGAGAACTCTTTTTTTTTAACTTTTTTATTTTGATATACTTATATATACAAACAAATAAAGGTTTAATATGAGTGATACAAAGTTTGATTTCCCAACGGAAGTTATTGATTTACCATCTAAAGGTTTGGTTTACCCCGAAGGGCACCCACTTAGAAAAGGTAATATTGAGATTAAATATATGACTGCTAGAGAAGAAGATATCTTAGCTTCTCAATCTCTAATCAAAAAAGGTGTAGTTTTAGATAAATTATTCGAATCAGTTGTTGTTGAAAATGGTGTTGATATCAATGATATATTCATTGGTGATAAAAACGCAATTCTATTAGCAACAAGAGTATTAGGATATGGTGCTAATTATGATGTAGAGATAAATGACCCATTTACTTTGGAAACTCAAAAAGTAACCATTGATTTATCTCAGGTTAAAACTAAGGATTTTGATGAATCTACATTAAATGGTGATAACTTATACAAATTCAAATTACCTAAGAGTGGTAAAGATTTAGAATTTAAACTTCTTACACATGGTGATGAAGCTGAAATAAGTAAAGAAATTCAAGCATTGGAAAGATTATATAAAGGTAAGAGTGAAAAATCATTTGATGTAACCACTCGTTTGAAATATATGATTCAATCAATTGATGGTAATGAAGATAGAGGTTATATAACAAATTGGGTTCAGAACGGATTCCTTGCATTGGATACAAAAGCATTCCGAAAATATGTAAAAGAATTAAGCCCTGATATGGATTTAAAATTTGAATTCACATCAGAAATAACTGGTGAGAAGGAGGCACTTGATATCCCATTTGGGATAGGATTTTTTTACCCTACCGAATGATTATAGTCTCCAACTTCATACTCAAATTTGGGAGTTGGTTAACTATGGTAACGGATTTACTTGGAGGGATGTTTATTTCATGCCAATCCAATGGAGAAAGTTTTACTTCAAAAAATTAGTTGACTTAAAAAAGAAGGAAGCTGATGAACATAAAAAGATAGAGCAAAAATCAAAAGTGAGGGTTAAAAGATAATCCTCACTTTTTTTATATCTTATATTTATAAGAGTATTAATAGGAATATTTCATATGAAAAAGAAAAAACTTAATGAAGCTTCTATCGCTGGATTTATCAATCGATTCTTAGATGATATGCAAAAAGGAACGCAAGATAGATTCATTAAACAAGCTAAAGCAAAAGGTGTACCAAAACAAGTAACTCACAGACTTTCTAAGATTGAAAAGGAAATAGCTGATTTAGAAAAAGTCCTTAAAGATTTATAATATAAATGGCTGAGAGTAATAATCTACTTAAAGAAAAGGCTCAACTAATTGAGAAGATTAAACGTCTCCAATCCGAATTCGGAAAGGAAGCGGCAAAATCTACTGATGCCTATATCAACACAAAAGGTAGATTAGAAGAAATTGTAAAAATCCTTAAACAATTTAAAACTACCCAATCATCAATAGTTCAAGAAGCAGTAGATTTAGAATCAGCTGGTAAATCATTAGGTACCATATATTCTGATATAGGTAGTAAGATGAAACAACAAGCGGTTGTACAATCTGATATAGCTGCTGGTATAGCAAACGAATTAAATAATGAAA